ATTCTTCTTGTTCACGGCCTGGATGTCGAGCCAAGTCCGCATCGTCCGGTTGCAGTAGATCGCAGTACGACCCATCGAGTCACTCACCGACGGCGAGTCACTCTTCTGAACCGCCTGGGCCCTCGCTGAAGCGACCGGCAGCTTATACAAGCCGCGGATCAGTCCAGTCAACAGATCAGGCGGCGTTGCTCCACTCAGCGTCGTCACGTCGATGTTGCACAGGCGAACAGCGAAACGCCAGTCACGAACCGTCAGCCCACACTCCCACTTGAAGTGGTCACGATAGGCTTGATAAGTGTTGCCGTTCACGTCGTTCACAGGCCACTCGCCCATGTCCTTGTGTTGCAGCCCCGACATCTTGCCTTTCGGGAAGATACCGTGGATGGTCTCTGCACCCCAAGTCACGATCCACATCGAAGTGTTCGTGCCACCAGTTCCCGTCATGTCAATGACGTTTGCTGCGGTCTGGGCGTTGGCGATGTTGACAGTGTTGTAACGCGGGGCCAGTCCCATGAACCGCTCCGGGTTCACTGAGGTGTTCCCATAGAACACTGTCGCCGACACCTGTTGGTTCATGCCTTCGAGAAAGGCCTTCACCTCACTGAATCGGAACTCAGGAGTATTACCGTTAAGATCAGCAATATCCTTGTCAACCACGCTGTACGTTTCGAGGTTGCCACATGAGTCAGTGATCTGTGCCGTTGTGCTCTTCCCATTTGGGACACCGTAGTTGAGCAAGCGCCACGTTGCAGCCGGCAAGCCAGTACGGACTGTCGTCCGATGACCTGTTGGCAGGTTGCCTTGGACAAAAAGCATATCGTCCAAGATCTCATTCGTCTGTGACAACAACTCAATGATCGTAGCGATCTTGTAGTTGTCGTCGACTCGCTTGGCCCAGTCAGCAAGGGTCAAGGCAGTTGCGCCAATAACAGGCATTGTTTATTCTCCTCGGTTTGGTACCAGATGTGGATACAGTGCAGCGCCTGGACTGTCAGGCTTCACTGATCTCGGGGGCTCCGCTCTCACCGGCCCTGGCTCCGCCAATGCTTTTGACATACGGAACAAGGTTCGGATGATTGCAGGGTTGTTCCCCGCACCAGTAAAGTCAAGTGCAGTCCTAACTCCAGGGTCGCCGTATTCACTCAAAGCACTTCCAATAACACGCCTCACTTCGTCGAAGTTCTTGCCACCCATCTCTTGGTCAGCCATAACTTCGTCTTGCCAACCCTTTTGCGTGTCTCGCCACATCTGGTACGGCCGATCAGCCGCCTCCTTGACGGTCTTAGCATACAGGTCGATATATTCCTGAGCCACCTCCTGCTTAACCCCACTCTTTTTGGAGATCTCAGTAAACTCATTAAACGCTGGGTTCTTCTTGTCGATCTGCGGGTCGAGCTTAAGCTGCGTCGGATCGAACGCTCCAGGGATAACTGAAGTTGGTTCGGTCTTGTCATCGACTGTCCGCTCACTCGTCTCATCGTTCAGATCAACTGTTTCATCGTTGAGCAGTGAAGGCTTTTGATTAGCCTTCTCCAGTTGTTCTTGGGCCGCCTTAGCTGTTCCTGGCCCCGTCGCCTCTCCAACAGGCTTAGGTTCCGCTGGAGGTGTCGTCTGTGTAGCTGTCAGATCCGTCATTGCCTTCTCCCGTTTGCTTTATCGACTTCTCAAGATCACCTAGTTCTCGAGCCTCTTGTACCATCTCGATATACCGCGCTGGACACGCCCGCATAAGATCAGCCAACAGACGAAGCCCCATGTTCCTTTCCCCCTCGGCAAAACCCATTGCAAGTGCCTCGACTGAGAAAGAACTTCTCCAGATATGTGCGCTCTCGAGTATCTCGAAGAACCAGGATCGACCTTCGCGAGTCTCCATGATCCGCCGGAGTAAGTCATCCTTTATGTTCTCCTGAACCCTAAGCTGTTTAATCCGATCTTTAACTTGTTTCGGATCGCTTGCATCATAACTCACTGTTGAACCTCAGTCCCTGACTGCGGTCCACCAAGTCCCATCATGGCGGCCAAAGCATTCTGGCCACCGCCCACGTCCGTCTTGGAAAGTACTTGCGCGCCCTTAACCGCCGCGTCAGTCTGACCAAGCAACGCCGCCTGCTCCTGTTGCTTCTGCTTTTGCTCGCGGAGAGCTGCCACTTCATCTCTCGACCTCAGTATCTTCGGAGGCACACCCATCAAGTCCGCATACTCAACCATAAACTCATCGACGTTAATGTTGTCAAGCACCGATGGATCAGCTGCGGCGATGTTGCCAGCCAAGCCCATGACACGTTCCATTCCTGAAGCGGACACAGCTCGCTGTGCTTCAGCAAGCATCGAAACGTACTGAACATTCAGCCCTTGACCATCTTTGATCAGGCCCTCTGGTGCAGGCGGCAACAAACCAGCCCTCATCATGATCCCAAAGATCCGCTCGATCACTGGATCAAGCGCTTCCTGTTCAAACCGCTCGAGCACGGGGCCAAGCATAATCAACTTTTCCTCTCGTCTCGCATCTATCTCCGTCGCAGTGCGAACTGTATCCAACTGTGAGATCATCATGAAGAGGTCATTGAAAAAGATGACCTTAATCCGCTCCTGAATCTCCTTAATGTCTTCCTTCAAGTCGTTGATCGGTGGATTGACTGTGAACACAGGCTTGTAGCCGACGTTCTGAAGTCCGCTGACATAAGTGACACCCCCTGGCATCAACGAGGCCGGTTGGTTCCTCAGCTGAACATCAGCGAGCATCGGCGGATTAACCATCTTGTCAATCGCCTGTCCCTTCCTCTTTGTCTCCTGTTGCAGCTGTTTGATGTCCCCAAGAGCATCCATAGCAGGTGATCTGCCGTAAACGTCGTTCGAGACGAGATCCCACCGCGGAGCAATAACAGGCCACTCATTGTATCCGCTCCACCTAAGCGGCCCCTCCGCTGTATTGCCCCTCTCCCAATACAGCTCCATGTACTTCCACTTCTTTCTTTCACTGCCATCATTTGGCTCGATCAAGTGACAAACAACAATCTCTTGAGTCCGACCCCCTGGTTGCGTGTAAGCTTTCTTCGTCGACTCCGAACAATTCTCCAGTCCGAACTCCTGTACAACTTGCTTAACGGTCATCGTGAACTCTCTTGCGAGCGTATCCACTTCATAAGTCGAACCCGCCTCAAGATAATACTCGCCCGCACAAGGGTTGTAAAAGCGAACCACGTTCTCGAAGTCCTCGTAGCAAATCGAAACACCTGTACCGAACACAACAAGATCAAGATATAAAGTAGCCATAGCATTGTAGAAGTTTGACTCCGCGAAGACCTTCAGAAGACGTTTCTCACACTCGGCCAGCCACAATGACGCTGGGTTCGACGAATCGTTCAGCTGTAACCCTTCGATCCCCAGCCGGAACCACGGCCTCGTCGGCGAGGTGATTCCGCTCATCATACCAGCCGCACACACTCGTGCTGCGATTGTCCCCGTAGAGTCGATGATACCAGTGTTCAACTGAGTTCCACGACTCATCTCGTTCGGTGTTATCAGCCACTTATATCTCCTTGGCAAGAGGAAGTTCGCTAGCTCCCTCCAATGAACCCACCAAGAGTAGCGCGGAGTTCTCATCGCGATCAAGCGTTGATCCGCCCATTCCGCTCTCTCCTGGCGAGTTTTCTTGTTCATCTAGCGCCCCAATAAAGACTTGTTAGAGTCTTCTTGATCTTGAGAGGGTGTTGCCAGTGCCCCCGGCTTCGCTTGGTTCGCCTCGAGCTGACCCGCAATCTTCTGCGGATCAGTACCTGGTTGTGACGGCGCTGCCGTCGGCATTGGAGTCGTTGCCTGTTGGATCGGAGCTGATGGTGGAGTCGGCTGTTGGTCGTTTCCGCCAAACATCTTAATCCCCTAACAATGACTTAGAACCAGTATTAGCTGGTGTCGTGAGACCCCCGCTACCAGTTGCTATGGTTGCACCCACACCCGCCTTCGAGGCCGACCTGACCTTTTGTCCAGCTTCGACAACGCTTGTGTCAGCTGGAGTAGGAGCCGGTGGCGGCACTGGAGGTGGTGTGGGTGGTGGAGGTGTCTTTCCGCCGCCGCCGAACATTATGGCCTCCGTTCGGTTTTATCAGGCTTGTCAGGCGAGAACATCGGCTTGCTT